GCATCACTCAGCGATTAGATACGCACAAAGTTTTGTCCCTCCACTTACCGGTTGCCCGGGTATTGGGTTCTAGGATCAAATCCAGCTTAAGTATTATGTTTCTCATTTGCTGAAGCCTTTCTCAAGGCCTCATTCATGCACTTAGTCCATAATCTCCATAGTTTAATTTGTACTACATCCATTCGCGGTCTTAGTTCGTCGTCTACTCTCTTGAAGTCGGTAATAACGTTTACGTTATTAATCTCCTTAAGAGCTTGTAAACTATAAACATAAGATTGTGCAATTCGGTTTTGGGGTCCCAATCTTGTCATATCTCCTTGTATTCTGTTGATGTTATCTCGAGAAAGCCCAACCTGCGGACCTACTAAGTTCGAAAGAACTCTAGCAAGCCACAGATCAAGGTCTTCCAAGTCTGATTTAACTCGATTAAAGACGGCTTGAGGAAGCTCTTGGGTTCCCTCCTTCCAATTATTTGCCCAGAAACGTCGCGCCGCTCCGTCGCTAACAACGATCCCCGTCTCTTTAACTTCTTTAGCTAGTATATTTGTTAGATATACTAAGCCAAACCGTTCCCAGACCATACTTCGGAATTCCTGAGTATAGCCTGTTATCCAGTCTGCCGTTCTAAAACGGAAAGACTTAGATATAAGATCGGTTACCATTGCAGTAACTTCGCTTTGAAACAATTTCAAAGGCTCAATAATGTTAGGTGGGAATGTAGCATTTCCTTTTGCCAACCATTCCGTTACATCGGATTCTGATGTTATTAGAGGAGAGTTAAAGGCCATATATAATAGCCGAACTTTCTTTGAAAATGTCCCGATATGTTGGTCGAGTCGCCCTAATACTTTATAACCGAAGCCCATTGATTTAATCAATTGAGCTAAAGTTAAAGAGTATTTATGAGCGAATGCGATCGCGGAAGGTAGTGTATAGGTTGCCGTGATAAACTCTAATAACGGTACTGGACTTACGTCCACACCCTTATAAAAGGTTTTCTTAGCAAATTCTATACCTACCCCGTTTTGGCTTAGGACGGATTTATGTAATCCGCATTCAACCCCAACAGCGTCGATGATTCTCAAATACTTATCCTTGACTATCATGTCACCGATAACTAGATCATCCCCTAAAATAGCATAATTACTATAGAGGGTTCCTCTCGGAACAAGACCTGACTGCCATGCAGCAGCTTGTACGATAAAGTGGTGAGTTAAGGCTAACATAGCCCAAGAGCTCAAGGCCCCCATCGGTTGCCCGACAGAGTACCTTAGTACCCAACCATGGTTAGGAACCCCCTTTACCCTTGCTTCTTTACGAGTATCTTCCAAGTAATAATCCCGGTCAACTAATAGAGCAGCCCAATTCACGGCAAATTCTTTTCCATAGAAAGTTTCTAGGATCCGAATCTGTAATGAAATTGGGAGTCTATCAGTAGCCGCTGTTAAATCAAGGCTATAAGCAGATGGCCATGCGCGGTAATTTCTTACCGGAGCCAACTGGTCGAAGGTCCCATCCGTTGGGAGATGTTTCAGAATTCTGAAAATCTCTTTATGGAGTGGTTCCAAACACCAATTGGTCCATGCATCAACCATTGCGAATACCCTGATTTTACCAGCAGCTTCTTCCTTCATACCTAATCTACCCAAACAGAATTCTGTTGAAGGTAAACTTAGGTTTAAGGCGAGATTAGCACCTGTGTCGAATATTCGAAAGAAACCAGGATAGCGAGGAATCCCCTTCCCCTTATCAAAGTATTTCGAAAAATACGCGATAAGGCGATCGGATCCTAACGCTTTATGTCTTTGCGCTGTTAATAGCAAAGTCAAAGGATGCGAGCTCGAAGCCCATTTGGAACTCCCAGGCGAGGCTTTAAGTATGGGAGACATGGTTATACCAGTCTCACCAAGCTTATCGCCTGCCCTCGCTAGTATTAATTTCCGATATAAAGGAACCATTTCGAAGAGATCGTTATAAACGTCTCTAAGACCTGGATTTCCTTTAAAAGGATCTGTAATACTTTTGAGTTTTAGGATTCCGGGGAAAGACAGAATCCGATAGAGATTAAATATCGTTAGATAAAATCTCATCAGATCTGTATCCCCTTTCCGGATTAAGGCTCGATCCTGGCTAGGTATAATTCGAGGCAGTCCTCGGCCAGTTCTAGCAACTCGGGCATTTAAACCCGTCATGTCGCGAAGGTGAAACTCCGCTAATGATTGTTGCAGAACTACCGTAACTGATTTCAAATATATAACCAGC